AAACCAGCAAAGCCACCCTTGAAGGCGGGAATTAAAACCTTGCCGCCTCGGCCCATGATGTCCTCCAACGATTTGGCTCTGTCCATTGCGTCGCCGGCCTTCTCGATTGCCTCGGCAATTTTAAGAAACACTTGTTCCGGCGACATGGTTTGCAGCATTTGCAGCGATATTCCAAACGCTTGGAACGCACGCATCTGCGTCGTCAATCCCTGCTTGGCACCTTCTATCGCCTTGCTGGTGTTGATGAATGCTTTTTCGACATCGGTCAGCGCTGCACCGGATTGAGTTGCGGCAAAATCAAACTTTTGAACGGTGTCTGTGCTGGTGCTGATTCGCTTGGCCGTTTTGTCAATTTGGTCGGCGTGCTGAAGTATTCGTCTGGTGGCGCTTGTTAAAAAGCCAACAGCAAACACACCACCAAGCGCACCGGCCATACTTGAGCGCATACGGCCTGCGGCGCCCTTCGTGCCGGCTTCCATCTTCCGCAAACCGGCAGCCCAACCGGAACCGTCAAGCGACGTCCGGCCTTTGACATTCATGTGCGCGGTTGCCATTAGTCTGCAACCTCCTGCTGCGCCTCACGGTGGCGGCGCAAAAGTTCCTCGGTGTTGTCGTCGCTGATTTTCACGCTGCCCTTCAATTCATTCAATGTCAGATAATCCCACCAGGTTTGGCCGAGGGGTTGGTTCATTACGGCCGAGGCAGCAAAGCCTCCTTCGCTGATTAGCTTCACCCTCATGGCTTGCGGCCATGGTGCGCCGGCCTTGGTTCCGCCGCCCTGGCCTTTAGTCCAAAATTTCGGCATGGCCAAAGCGGCGTTTATGTATTCGGTAAATAGGACGGCCTTTTCGTCAGCTTCAAACTCGCCGACGTTCTCGGCCCAAGCCTTGATGTCGTCACCCAGTTCGGCGCGGCGCAGTAGTTCCTGGGCGCCTTCAAACGTGTTGCCGCAGACAAGCAACCCCAAAAGCAAATCGCCCAGAAGCGGTTCCTTGTCCTCGGCGACAAAGGCGCATTCCAGGCGTTGCAATAAAAGGTAATGTCCTAGACTGAACGGCCGCAAATCCTGCCCCAATATGGTAACAGGTTCGGGAATGATACTGTGCAAGTAGTCATCCACATTTAGGCCAGGTCGCTAAATGTACTTGTGTCGCTAAACCGCAGAAGCGATACCGACTGCGTCAACTCGTTCTCGTTGCTGTGGTTGGTGTCGACGTTTGTGACATAATACTTGCCGTTGAGGTCGGCGGTTCCGCCTTCAAAGTTTGCAAGCGTTATCACGTCGCCGATGCTGGAAAGTTCAAGCGTGCTGGCGCATACGATATCGGCGCTGCATTCCTTGGTTGTGTCGGCAATGACGTAACTCATAGTGTCACCGTTGTTGCCTTTTATGCGCTTGGTTTCCGCTCTGTTTCCGCCGCTCAAACTTGTGACGGCAGCCTCGCCGGTTATGCCTGTGGTGGCATTGCTGGCAATACCGTAGACGACTGATGTTCCTTTAACTGTTGCCATTTTAAATCAAATCCTCAAGTGATGTTGCTGGCGGCCGCTAAAACCTCAAGCGACAAATCGCAAACCCAATTTCTGTCCTCGACTGTCTTGGAAATGCTGAAACTTTTGACAGCGAAAACCGTCACGGCCTCGTCGCTGTCGGTCAGGGTTCCGGCAATGCCGTCATCCATAAACAAATCGCGCATGGTGGCGACGTGCGTCTGGTGGTTTGCCAGCGTCGTGTCGTCCATTGACTCGACCAGGCGGATGACCAGTTCGCAATTAAAGTTGCCAAGGCCAGGAATGGATTCTTCGCCGCCTTCACAAATCACCAGGCACCGCGGCAACGATAGTTCGTCGTCGTCCTCGCCTTTACTGACGGTGATGCTGTAACCGCTGAAGGTTTCGTCGGCGTCAAGGATAGCCTTGGCCCTTGTTTCAAGTTTTTCTTCGAGTGTATTGTAAGCCATTAGAATCCTGCCTTTCTCCAATCGCGGCCCATTTTGCGTTCAATATAAACAACCATGTCGGCCATTGTCGCATTCAAGCCGGCCTTCAATCCCTTGATTATTTTTGACTGCGCCTTGGCGTTGTTCTTGGTGGCGCTATTCACCACCAGCGCCGCCGGCTTCAATTCGCTGCGGGCCGCGATGCCGTAGCCTTTGGGTTTGGCCTTGCCTTTGGTTAATCCCTTCGGCCACCTGACGCGGTCGCGACGGTCGACTGCAAACGATAGTTTTTTAATCGCCGGCAGCCAGCCGGAGCGCAGGAACCGTACAGCCCGCACCCTCGCGTTTATGAGTTTTTGTGCCGCTCGTTCTAGTTCTTTGCCCCATATTAACGGCTGGCCAGCCTTCTTGCGCCGGCTGTTAACTATGCGGGCGGCGAAGTTATCTTCCTTCAAAATTCTGCGGCCTTTGCGGGTGCCTCCCGTCTTGCGGTTCCGGCCGACCTTGTTGCCGATGGCGCCAAGTTTGTACTCGATGGCCTGCGGGTCGGCTGCCTCCGTCAATCGCTGCGCGTTGAAGGCCAGGTCGAGCGCCTTTTTGTTGACGATTTCGCGGAAGGTCTTTTTGTTGACCTTCGCATAGCGTCGAAGCGTCCGCGTAAAAGCTGCCTGGTCAATGGTCAAACTCATCGGTCGGCGCTCATTAAATCAAACCGCACCTCGGCACCGTCGCCGGTTGTTGTGATTTTCTCGATGCGATAAGCCTGGCTGTCCACCGTCATCTTGGAACCGATGGCCGGCAGGCTTGAATGGTCGGCCTTCTTACCAATCAGCGTCAGGTCAAAGTCATCTAGGAAACCGCCCTCGCCTGCGTCCTGGCCTTTGCTGATTTCGTTCACCGCGCCGGTGTAGGTCGTTGCGCCGATGGTGTAGTTTACCGGCAAGTCGGCAATCATTTCGGCGATGTCGTCTGCGTAACTCATTTAATAAAAAGGCCGGCAGCCGTTTTACGCGACTACCGGCCGAACACCTAATCCACTACCTTAACTATGCAGAAATTTTCCTGCGCTTAAAATGCAGCGGCGACTTGTAAACCGTCACTTCTTCAAATTTCGGTTTGTCGGCCTCCGCTGCCTCGGTCATTGCCTCAAGTGCCTTGTCGGCGTCGCCACCGACATAAAGCACCTTGAACTTGTCGGCTTTACGGCCGACTGCAATGCTGACTTTCATTAGTCGGCAACAATGATTTTCTTGAGGCTGTCAGTACCCGCTGCGACGCCGTAAATCAGCGTTGATGTGATGTACTGTGCCCCGTCTTTTGGCTCATACCAATTTCGCAACTGAATTGTAATTCCGGTGCCAGGTTCTTGAACCGACTCAACAGCACCGGCCCAGTTTTCCGGCAAAGCCGGCTGACGGCCTACAATCAATAAAGCCTCTGGCCCGCAAGCAAAGCCTTGCAAGTTGTAATCTGCTGCGCTGCCACCTGAAGGTGTGTGGCTGTATTGGTTTTCTGGAATGTCGCTGTATTCGTAAACATTGAAACCGTGAACCTTCGGCACAACGTTGTCGCGAATTGCGTCTGTATTGCCGTATGCGTAGCTGGCTTGGATTGCGTTATCAGAGGCCAAGCTAGAGAAGTATGTCGGCTTTATTACTAAAGCACGGTCAGACTTTGGCACGTTCTTGGTGGTCAAGTCGCCCGCAAGGTCAGCAACGTCGTCGGCGCCAAAGTTGGCGGCAGCGATTACCACTTCGTCTGCGAAGTTGGCATTAGTAACCAAAGCCATCAAGTCGTCCATCATCGCGTTGACGACAGCGTGAACGGCAGGGCGAACAAAAGTCCGCTCTAGCATATTCAGGCCACCCTTGGCGATTTCAAGGTCGGTGAACTTGGCGGTGAAGTGCTTGTGCTTGTTAAGCGTGATGGTCTTGGCCGTCGAGGTTACATCAGAAGAGGAATAACCGCTTGTGGCGTCTCCTGCGCTTACAGCAGTCGCTACGCGAGTGCTGACCGATTCGCCGACATCAGCAACGTCGCTGCTGAAATCAGTCGTGAATGCCGAAACGACTGGCATTTCTGCGCTGAGTGTTTCAAGCGTTTGTTGAGCTATTTGGGCTAAATTAATGCCCCCTAATACATTTGCCATTTGTTAGTTCTCCTAAAAAATTACTTGGTTAAAGGCTTGATATTTTCGCGGTAGAATACTGTCCGCTCCTTCAAGTTTTCGATTGCGCTGTATTCGTTCCAAAGTTCGTCGAGTGTTTTCGGTTTGGCCGCTTCCTCGGTTTCCTCGGCCACCGGCTCGGCTCCCTGCTGCGCTACAATCTCGGCAGCGCGTTCGCCGGCAATCTCTTCGACGTCCTGCTGTTCGCTTTTCACGTCGGCAAGTTCGTTTTCGAGTTGTGCCACTTTCTCGACTAGGGCCGCGTTGGCCTTTTCGAGTTTCTCGTTCGTTACGCCAACAGACGCCAATGCGTCCTGGCCCTCATTCTGTGCGGCCGTCAATGCCTCTATCTGGCTTTTGAGGTCGGCGTTTTCTTCAGCGATTGTCATCTGTCAAAAAAACAAGTTGAGTTGATTCTATGCTTTCCCCAGCTTTTGCAAGAGGGAATCCAAATTCTTGGCGGTGCCGTCGACCATGCCAACGTCGGCAGCCTTGCGGCCGGTCAATGTCTGGCCTTGCATATATTCGTAGTTAATGTCGGCGCGGTATTTTTTAACGAAGCCGGCAAACTCGTTGTAGGTTTCCATCACCTCAAGTTGCAGGTGTTTGCGAACCTCTTCATCCAATGCGACGCCAGGGAATCCGGCCGCCTTATATTTGCCGCTTTTGAAAATCTCGACGGTGACGCCTTTCTCGGCCAACGCCTTGCTGGTGTCCATCACCGGCAAGTAGACGCCAATGCTACCAACCTCGGCGGATGGTGCGGCGAAAATGCCGTTGGCGCCGGCGGCCATCCAGTAGGCCGCGCTGGCCATCATTGAATCCGTGTAGGCGTAAATCTTTTTGCCGCCTGACTTCTGCACGTCCTCGACTGTCTCGGCCAACTCCGGCACGCCGCCGACGGTTCCGCCTGGCGAGTCGATGTCCAGAATGATGGTGTCGATGTCGTCATCCTCGGCCGCCAGTTCAATGGCAGCAATCACGTCGACGGTGTCGACTGCACCAAGCAGTTTTGCCACCGGCGAAACCTTGTGACCGATGACGCCGGCGACAGGAATAATCGCGACGCCGTTTTCCTCGGTCATTGCGTAGTCGTCCATTTCGTTGAGGTCGTCGTCTTCGTCGTCGTCAAGAATGACGGTCGCTGTCAGGGTTGCCTGCGCTTGTTTCATACAAGCCGGCAGGATGGCCCACTTTTCAAACTCTTGTTCAATCTTCATTTTGTTGTGGTAATCCGTTCGGGGTTAAAAGTTGCACGCGGTTTGGGTCAATGCCGTACTTGTCGGCCAGGTCTAAAACAAACCGCTGTTCTGAAATTCTCTTTTCGACCTCATCTTCCCAATACAGGCCGCGTTCCGCGTAGAGTTCCTGCAAGGTCGTCAAACCAAGTTTGTAATCTTCGCGTGCTGCACCGGCATCGCGTCCACCGTCGACGCTAATCTTGCGCGGCCCCTGGTAGTGCCATGAGTACCAATCGCCGCCCTGCGGTCGTGGTAGTAGTCCGGCCTTCATGGCTTTGCTTAAAGCGTAGCCGTCAATGCGTCGCGCAATCTTGCGGACAAGGCGCTGGTTCTTCTCGACGGTGCGCTGCGCTTTGGCTGTGACAAGTCGGACGACAGCGCCGCCGATTTTCGTCGGGTCGAGACTCAAGTCATACGGCCATTCGATAGCCTGGAAGGCGCTGCGAAGGATTGTGTTTTCAAACTCCTGCGCGTTGGCGCTTGGGCGGTTGCGGTCTACGACTTCAATCTTACTACCAGAACCGGCGCGGAAGTATCTAATGGCCCCTCCTTCAAGCGATTCAAGGGTTGTAGATAAACTGCCGCTATCAATGGTCTGCTCGATAAAGGCTTCGCTGTCGTCGGCGTATCCGTCCTCGTTGTGTTCAACGAGTGCAATGCTGCTGGCTGCCTTTTGTGCGGAGAGTTCATATTCTCGGAGTTCCTTGACGTCCTGCAAGTCGCCGGTGACAGCCGACAGCGGCGAGATGCCGCGGCCCTGGTCGGCCCATTCTGGAAAGAAACAGAGCGCCATATCGCGGGCGCTTACTTTGCGCTCGCCGTCAATCATGTAGCTGACAGGGCGCCCCTGCTTGTTGCTTATAACTCCGTTAAATTCATTTGGCCCTTGCGTCCTGCTGGCGATGCGGTGCGCCGGTATTAGCTGCACGGCCGGATACCCGCTGCCGGTTTTGGTCAGCAGAACGCCAACGTCGCCGTCGCGCTTAATTGACAACAGCGCTAGGTAAAGAAACTCTTCAAAGTCGCATTTGCCTTGAATGTCCAGAATGCCGTGAAACTCCTTCAGCCATGCCTCGGCCTGTGCGCCCCATTCCAAATCCTTGCCAACGTACTGCGGCACAAATGGCTGAACAGAATATGTGCATTGTTCCAGTAGCGCACCGCGTACCGGTGCGAAGTTGCCAAACAACCACCGGCCTGCGCTGACAAGTTGCTGGTGCGTTCCGGTCGGGATTAGCTGCCTCGTATCTTTGTTAAGGTAGCGCATCGGCCGACGGTGGCGGTTGCTTTGATATTGGGGTTCCCAAAGGGAGCCGAGTTTTTTCAGGAATCCTTTAAGCATTTCTAAATTTTGCGTAAGTGCGCGTGCTTAAATACCCGTAGGTGGCGGGGTCTTTTTTCTTCAATGCGAACCGGCATTCGCGCAACACCTGGTCGATTGGCAAAGTGAATTGCTTGGTGGCGTTCCGGCCGCCGATGCCGTATGCCATCAGCGTTTTGCCTTCAGTAAGCAAGGTTTTGGCCTTTGCTTGTATGGTGGTAATTTCGCTGGTTGTGAAATTAAGAAATAAACCTTCCGCCCGCATTTCCTTCCCATGTTAGCGGATGGCCCGTTTTCTCAAGCGAAACAAAAAAGCAAGCCGGCCGAGGGAAAGCTACTAAACCTCGACCGGCTCTAGTTATGAGTGAGCGCCCGTTGCGGGCTGTTGTCATGTCCAAACAACCTTGCCGGCAGAACCAAAAGCCGGCGAACCGATTGCAAACTAAGTCGGCAAATCGTCAAGCGGTTGCTTGGGCGGCCGACCGCGTGGCCGGCTGCCAGGCTTCGGCGGTTTGTTTGCGTTGGCCCTGGCGGCCGCTGTCTTGGCCTCGCTGGTGGCGCTGCCAAGTAGCTGGCCGATGTTAATTGGCTTGTTGCAATGCGGACACTTGCGGGTTGTTAATTCTTTTGCACCCATCCCAGCTTGCCGTCCTTGTTTTTAAATTTGAACCCTTTGCGGCCGATTGTTTTTAAATGCTTCTCGGCCGCTTCTTTTGTTTCAAACGCTTTTTCACTTGCAGGAAATCCAACCCCGCAATATCTGTCCGTGTATCCGTAAACGTACCATTTTTGGTTCATTATTATGCGCTTTCTTCTTGAGTAAACATTTTCTGCATTTCGTCCATGCGTTCTTCGACAGTTGAGTCGTCCCAATCGTCGTCGCTTGTTAGGCCGTCGGGGTCAACATATTCGCCCCACAATTCCCGATTGCTTGCAATTTCGACGTCAGAATAATGGCTTCGATGGGTTCTCCATCCTTCATTATCTGCTACTTTTTTTAATTCTGTTAAAAGCTCAACCCCTAAATGGCCTTTAATATTATGGCTTTTTATATGTTCGATTACTTCCTCTTTTGTCCACACTCCGAGGCTGTTGTAATCTCGGCCCGCTCTGTCGATTACATCTTCTAAATCTCGATTAGTTTGGTCATAATCGTCATCAACCCAATGCTGCAAAAGACAATCAACAATCTCGTTGTCGTTATCTAATACATGGGAAACAGTTGGCCGGCCTCGATGTGGAATTGCTACTATTACTGATTCGGTTTTCATTTTTAGCTTTTTTGTTGTGGCTTGGGTTCATTCCCTCGCGCTGCAAACAGTAAAACCCAACTGTTAGCTTTAGTCAACCCCTTTTTTGAAAAAAAATAAAAAAAGTTTTTAGGCTGTTTCCGCTAGGCACTTCGCCATCATGGCCGCCGCAATCTGCATCCCCTCGCAGTCCCAAAGGTGATTGGCCCGCTTGCCGACTCGATGCCATTCGTAGACGGTTTGGCCGGCCTTGTCGTGGCGTTCCCTGCGCCGCTCGGAAAACATCTGCAACTCATACTCGTTTCCGGCATCCGGCGTCACCGTCCAGTTGGCGCCACGTCCGTCGCGTAGGTTGGCCAGCACGTCCTTGCAAGTCGGGTTGCTCCAATGGAACAAAGTCACCGGCCGCACCCTTCCCTGGCTCTTGGTTCCTACGGCGGGGTCGACATAGACGCGGGGAGAGTAGGCGCGGCGAACGGTTTCGCCTTTAACCTTGTGCGCGAAATCTTTTGTCTTGGCGCCCTTTATTGAAGTAAACCCAAACCGCTTGCAGGCCGCGTACACCTTCTGCGCGTTGTAGCCAGAGTCGACGAACACCAGGTGCGGCTTGACGTTGTACTCGGCCCGCAAATCCTCGATGCTTTCAAAGGTCAACGGCTTCGACCAATGCACAAGCCGGCTTTGGCCATCTGCCGCCCAAGCGCGGACTACCAAATAAAATAAATCTCGCTGCACGTCGACGGTGGCAAACCGGAAGGCTTCGTCGGGCCAAGGCCATTCGTCGTCATGGGTTGCCAGTTCGCGCAGTTCGTCGTCGGTTTCCATTTCCTCAATCCAGGGAACGCCAAGCGACTCGGCCTTGAACACTTTCAGCGGAACGGTGGTTCCGACTTTCATCGCGGCCTTGGCTTGCAGAAACTCCTGCACCAAATCACGCCAAGGAACCCATGGCGGCAGGACGGCCGACCAGCGGAAACTGACCTTCTCGCTTGGTGCCTTCTCGTTCGTGGGCCGCCACTTGCCGGAGATGGCAAAGGCTTTGCGGACGTCCTGCCGGTCGGTGAAGGTTGCCATGCAATGCGGACACTCGTATCGGATTGTCTTGGCCAGTTCGTCGAAGTCGTATTCGTCATTTACAAAGGTGACTTCGTTCGTGTCCCATTTGATAAAATCAAAATTCATTTCGTGGCGTTCGTCGCATTCGGGACACAACACTTCATAAATGCGCTGGTCGCCGGCAAGGAAAGCGCGGTGGACGTGGTCGTTTTCGTGGTCAGGCGTTGAGATGACGACGCGCCTGGCGTTCCAGAATGCGCGTGTGCGCTTGATTACCATCTCGTATGCGCCAGGCGGGTAATTCCTTACTTCGTCCAGAAACAGCCAGCGGATTGGTTTGGATTGTAGTTTGCTTTGGCTGTTGGCGCCATTGATAACCAACGGCATACTGGCGAAGTTGATTTCGAGGGTCGTCTTGGCGTGCCGGTCGGTCGGGAATAGTTCGGCGACCGCTTCGCAATTCTCAAGCGTCGGCATCAGTCGCGTGCGTGCGAATGTCTTGGCTTCGTCCTGCGCGGCCATCACCCACATGGCGGGGCCAGGGTCTTGTGCAATGCACCAAGCCGCCAGGGTTATCACCATTTGCGTTTTGCCGGATTGGGCGCTGCACATGATGGCCAAATCCTTGCAACGGTTGTCAGCGAAGCATTCCATCGGTTCCTTTGTCCAGGGCGCAATGTTGGCGTCGAATTTCCCAGGGAAAGGCGACGTCTTGTCGACGACGATATTCTTCTCGGCCCAGCGCCAAGGCGGGTCGGTGCTGCGCGGTGCTATTGCCCGCCTTGCGATTCTTTCAACCGTTGTCGTCTCCATTTGTCGTCCTCCAGAATTGCGAATGCCGCTGCAATGGCTTCGCGTTGTTTGATTTGTATGTCGGCCGCCTTCATACCTTCAAGGATTGGCGGTAGTTCGTTCTCCAATTTGGTGTAAATCATCCCCTTGAATTGGTGAACCATCCGCGTGACTTCGACTTCTACCTCGGAGACCGGAATCAGCTTGCCTAGTTTCTCGTCGATTTCGATTTCGAGAAGCGCGTTTTTGCGTTGTAGGTTCTCCGCTTGTAATCGGCCGCGGTTTAGTTCGTCGCCTTCGACCGGTTTTAGGCCGCGGGATTCGACGAATTTCTGCCAGGCTGCCAGGTCGTGACTGCCGTCGGGGTACGCTTGCGGCGCACCATCCATCTTCGACCAGACATACAAGGCCGCCCTGCTGCATTGTAAAATATTGCAGAGTTCGACAATCGTCGGAATACCGCGGCGACTTGTCTTTTTTTTAGCTGCCTTTTTTGCGGCCATATTTCAGTTGTGAGCGCAGTTTGTTTTCTGCGCGGGTTGGGTTCATTCGTATTGTTATCTGGCCACCTTGCCGCAGTTGCGGGCCAGGCAATGGCCATCTAGTTGTTTTTTCACTCATAGAAAATAAAAAGTCAGGAATGGTCTCCA